GAGCATAAGCGGATGGTCGAAAAATACGAGACAGAAGCACCAGTAATCAAGAGAGGTATGGACTTTTACTGTTGCCCTGCCTGCGGAAAGAGAACCTCCCGAAATCATACGCACTGCCACTGGTGCGGAAAGAAACTGGGGTGGTAAAGATGACAGATCGAGAAAAGAAAGAATTAATAGAAGCCGAGGAAACGATACTGCAGTTGTTCTTCGATGCGTATGAAAGAGCAATGAAGTACACAAAAGGCAATATCAACCTTTCACTCCGCATGGCAGCAATGCTCGTGTCAGCGATGGTTCACGACCAGACGGAAAGCAAGTCCTTTCAATTTTTGTGGCAAATGGGGAGGGATAACAAATGACGCAGGAAATAACAATGGGGTCTTTGTTCTCCGGGAGCGGTGGCTTTGAACTGGCAGGATCGATATTCGGAATCAGACCAATATGGGCAAGCGAGATAGAGCCATTCCCGATACTGGTAACCACAAAGAACTTCCCGGAAATGAAACACCTCGGAGACATCAATAAATTAAACGGCGCAGACTTAGAGCCAGTGACCATCATCGCAGGCGGCTCTCCATGCCAGGACATGAGCATAGCCGGAAAGCGTGAGGGTCTGGACGGTTCACGAAGCAATCTGTTCCGTGAGCAGATACGGATCATAAAGGAGATGAGAGAAAGTGACAGAGCAGCAGGCAGAACAGGAACGCAGATCAGACCGAGATACATGGTCTGGGAGAACGTGCCTGGAGCATTCAGTAGCAACAAGGGCAAAGACTTCCAGGCAGTCCTCCAAGAAATCGTCAGCATCACAGATGAAGAATCCAATGTACCTCTCCCTCCGAAGGGAAAATGGCAGACAGCCGGATGCATCATGGGCGACCATTTCACCATCGCTTGGCGAGTGCTTGATGCCCAATACTGGGGAGTGCCCCAAAGAAGAAAGCGTATCTACCTTGTCGCAGATTTTGGAGGAAACACCGCACCAAAAATATTATTTGAGCGAGAAGGCTTGTCTGGGAATTTTACGGAGAGCCGAGAAGCGTGGCAAAGAACTGCCGGAGATATTAAGACTGGCACTCATAAGGCAGGCACAGATGATGTCGAGTGCTATGACATCAGCGACAGACGCAGGGTAGCTGATAAGAGCGAGGTATCACCTACGCTCACAACAAAGATGGGGACCGGCGGTAACAATGTACCCATTGTATTGGAAAACCACCCACAGGACAGCAGAGTGACGATAGCAGAGGACGGTAATGTACCAACGCTAACCAGTCGCATGGGCACCGGGGGGGGGCAATGTACCACTCATCCTCAGCCAATCACATTGCAGATCAGAAGCGGATGTGAGGGAGGAGGTAAGGGAGCATTGATGCAGACAGATAAGAGCGCAACGCTCAGTACACACAACACGCAGACCTTATTCGACCCGATTCCAATAGCAGACAAGGCAACCCGATACAAGGGCGGTGGAGATACCAGAAACAATGACGGCTCTGCCAATGGACTTGGCATCGGAGAACCGGGAGCACCTGCCAACACACTCACGGCCGCAGACAGGCACGGAGTAGCCTGCTTCGCACAACAGGCAATCGGGGAATACGAGGAATCGGAGAAAGCCTCCTGTCTGAAGCGCAGGGATTATAAGGACAGCACCGACCTCATTCTCTGGGAGTACATCATCCGCAGGCTCACACCATTGGAATGCTGCAGACTGCAAGGTTTCCCAGATAACTGGGCAGAGGAACTGGGGATAACAGAGCCAACGCAGGAAGATATCGATCACTGGCGAGAGGTGTTCCGAACGCAGATGGAAGCCATGGGCGAGAGCAAAAAGGAAAAGACAGACAACCAGATCTGCAAATGGCTGAAAGACCCGGAGAGCGACTCAGCCAAATATAAGATGTGGGGCAACGGCATAGCACTTCCGTGTGCAATGTTTGTGATGGAAGGTATCGCCATGATACTAAGCAGGGAGGATACAGATGAGCAGAAATAACAGAGATTACATATCCTGTCGCAACCCCGCAGCAACCAAGCAGCAGGAGGCAGGTTGGAACAGGATGGTGCGAGATTTGGAGCACCGCAAAGCAAAAGAAAATCACAGGAAGGAGGTAAAAACCAATGGCAGAAACGCATAAAGGCTTCGGTCTGCTTTTTGAAATGGGATGCGGAAAGACGCTAACAGCAATCATGATAGCAGGCACGGCTTACCAGATGGGTAAGGTGGAAAAGGTACTGGTGGTAGCACCAACCTCCGTCTGCTCCGTATGGCCCAAGGACTTCGCAGAATTTGCAGACTTCAAGGCAAACATCAAGGTACTGCTCGGAGACAAGAACCGCAGGCTGAAGCTGTTAAACGATCTCGACAACTTCCCATTCAAGGCATTAAAGGTAGCCGTTATCAATTACGAATCCACATGGAGAGAAGGCATCTTTGACGCACTGTATGAATGGAACGCAGACATGATCATCTGCGATGAGAGCCAGAGAATCAAGAGCCACGATGCAGAGCAGTCCAAGGCAATGCACAAACTGGGCGACCAGGCAAAGTACAAACTTATCCTGTCCGGAACTCCGGTACAGAATAATGCAATCGACCTGTATAGCCAGTACCGCTTCCTTGACCCGACAATCTTCGGAACGAACTTCTATCAGTTCCGAAACAGATATGCCATCATGGGCGGATTTAACAGACACCAGATCGTGGGATACAAAGACCTCGACCAGTTAATCCAGAAAGAGCACTCCATCGCATACCGAGTGACCAAGGACGAAGCACTCGACCTGCCGGAGCAGACATTCCTGCAGAGATACATAACGATGTCTGCAAAAGAAAAGAACATCTACGACCGCATCAAGCGTGAGAGTTTCGCAGAACTGGAAAGCGGCGGGCAGATCAGCGCAACGACCGTGCTGACAAAGCTGCTTCGCCTTCAGCAGTTCACTGGCGGATTTTTGGTGGCAGATGGAGAAGAAAAGCCGGAACTGGTCAGTAAAGGCAAGCTGAACGCACTGGAAGAAATCGTGGACGATTATGTGGTGGACGCAGGAAAGAAACTGGTAATTTTCGCACGTTTCAGACCAGAGATAGACATCATCGGGCAGATGCTGAAAAAGAAGAAACTCCGCTACGGAGAAATCTATGGAGATGTAAAACTGGAGGACAGGGGCGACATCGTCAAGGACTTCCAGACAAACCCGGAAACAATGGTATTCCTCGCACAGATCGATACCGCAGGACTGGGAATCACACTCACGGCCGCAGACACCTGTGTGTATTATTCGGTCAACTTCAACTATGCAGCATACAGTCAGAGCCTTGCCAGAATCCACCGTATCGGGCAGAAGAATGCCTGCACTTATATCCACCTCATCACAGAGGGAACGATAGACGAAGTGGTGCTGAAAGCACTGGCGAAGAAAGAGGATCTGGCAAAAACAGTCGTAGATACATGGAGGGATTATTTCTAATGGGTGGACGCAAATGGACAGATGAAGAACTTGTCCTCCTGGAAGAACTGACAGAGAAGTACCCACTGGAAACAGTGGCAAGACGGCTGAACCGAACCAAGGAGGCGGTGTTTCTAAAGAGACAGCGCATCGGGATGGGCGGATACATGGCGAACACAGATATGCTCACCAGAAACACCGTGTCGAAGATCCTTGGAATAGAAAACCGAACCCTGCAGTACTGGGAGAGAAAAGGTCTGAAAAGCTACCGGAAGCGACCATACGTGATGTACCGACAGGAAGATATCATCAAATACATGAGAGAGCACCCAGAGGACTGGAACGCAGCCAGGGTAACAGACGACACAATGTTCATGCGCTACGACTGGTACAAGGAAAAAAGAAAAAATGATATATCACGCAGATACAACTGGACAGGAACGGAAGTCCGAAGGATGCAGCACCTCAGACACGAAGGATATTCCATAAGGGAAATCGCAGAAATGATGAACCGCTCGGAATCGAGCATAAAATACAAACTTTACAGGAGGAGCAACAATGGCAGCACTTGATGCAAAGACAGTAAATGCAAAGAGCGTGGAAACGGTAAAACTGAATTGTATTCAGAAAGTCAGTTCTGCCAATAACAAAAGATTATGGCAACTGAATAAAGCATACAGGGAAGCCGAACACGATCTCCAACTCATGGAATCAATTGGTGCAATCTCAAAAAAGGAAGTGGAAGAAACCATGGATAAAATGAGATTTCACTATGTAAAACTTGGGTTGGAAATGAGGGATGGCTATGAAGATTGATATTTTCAACGCAGAAGAAAAATACGACATCCTCTACACGGACCCACCGTGGCAGCAAGGCAGGGGCGGAAAGAAAGCGGCCAGACCGAACAGCACCGGAACAACAGTACCATACGAGACAATGGACGTCCCCGGAATTATGGAACTGCACCGCTATGTCACAAACGAACTCATGAATGAAAAGCACAATGTATTCATGTGGACGATAGACAAGTACCTGCCGCAAACAGAGGAAATCATGAGCCTGCTTGGATATAAACTCCACGCAAGGCTGATATGGGATAAGGGCAACGGACCGGCACCCGCCTACACGGTGCGCTTCGCACATGAGTACCTGCTCTGGTTCTACAAGAAGGGAAATATCATCCTCCCAGACAAGGACAAGCGTGGAGCATTCTCCACGGTACTCAGAGAAAACAGCAAACGGCATCACAGCCAGAAGCCGGAATGTGCCTATCAGATGTTAGAAACATTTTTCCCACAAGCAAAGAAACTGGAACTCTTCGCAAGGGCGGAGCGTGACGGTTGGGACCAGTGGGGAAATGAATTATAAAACCAAAGGAGGAGCAACAACATGGAAACAGTCACAACATTAGACGACAAGGTCAGAGCCTTCAAGGTACTGCTCGACAAGAAAGATGAATTAGCAGAGCAGACCAAGGCAAACAATGAGGAACTCAAAAACCTCGAACAGGAAATCGCACAGCAGATGGTGGACGAGGAAAAGCCGGATACTACGGTGGATGGCTTCAAGTACAGCCTGCAGGAGAAAACGAGATACTCCAAGATTTCAGAAGAAAAGCTGATGGAAAAAGGTCTGGTATTCTTCGATGTCTTGAGAGAGCAGGGATTCGGACACCTCATCACGGAAAGAGTAGATCCACGAACCCTCGACTCTGCGATGAACAATCTGGCGGCCGAGAACGATGGAGAACTGCCGGAAGAAATGGCAGAGGTACTCTCCGTTTATTCGGAACTTAAGGTATCCAAGAGAAAAGCCAACACCAAGGCTCTGAACAGAGCAAAGAGAGCACAGGAGGTATAAAGATGGACTACGAACAGATGGAAATTGATATCACACTGGAAAGCGACCGTGACCTTAAAGAGAATATGCAGGCGACTGCCAAGTTCGCACTGGGGCAGATTATGGAGTATCAGCACCCGACTAAGGTAAAGAACCGCCATGAGGGATACGGCATCGCAGCAGAGGGATATGCGTCCCTGCAGGGCAAGATGAAATCAACCAAGACAGATATGGATGACCTCTTAAAACTCCTGCCGAATGGAGACGGCGATGTCCTCAATGTAATCGGCAGCCTTTACAATTCAGCGGTTGAGGTAGCTGTGGAGTCCATCAAACTGGCAGCGCAGGCACAGAGGATCATGGACGACCTCTACTACGGAGAGAGCGGAAAGCCGACACCGATGGAAGAATACATGGACGAGCAGGAAGCAGGAGCGTCAGAGGATGATGGCTTCGAGGAAGCAGACAATAACAAAGAAGATGCAGAGGAAATGGAGGAATAAGGCATGGCAAAGAATGAGGTAGCAACAACAGAAAAGAATTTCAATCTGGTCACGCTGACCGGAGAACTGAAGGAAGCAGTAGCAGAAGAACTGGATGGTCTCGGCACTCTTCCATTTGAGAGAGCAAAGATTCCAAGCGGTGGCGGTCTGGCATTTGAACTGCCGGGAGAGACCGAGGATGAGCCTGTGATGAGTACAGACCTTACCGGAGTTCTTATCCATCATCACCCGGTAAATGCATACTGGAAGGAGGAGTACGCAGGCGGAAATGTTCAGCCGGACTGCTCAAGCCATGACGGAAAGCAGGGAGTGGAGCGTGAGACTGGGGAAATCCATGATTGCAGCAAGTGTCCGCATAACCAGTTCGGAAGCGGAAAGAACGGATCTGGAAAAGCCTGCAAGAACATTCACAGATGTTACATCCTACAGGAAGGCAACCCTGTACCGATTATCCTCGCATTACCGCCAACCTCTCTGAAATACATCAGAGATTACATCGGCAAGCGAATCCTCCTCAAAGGACTCCGCTGCTACGATGCCGTAACTAAGATCACACTGAAAAAGGAAAAGTCAGCAGACGGCATTACATATTCCAGAGCAGCCTTCGCATTTGTGAGTAAGCTGACGGACGAACAGAGAGCCGAGACAAAGGCAATGGTAGAGATGATCAAGGCACAGGCGGACAATATCCCGGATATTGATGAAGCAGACTACAACACCGGAGCCGCCGTGGATGCAGCAGACTTCCAGAGTGTGGACGGAGACGCAAACCTGCCGTTCAACTAAGGCAGACTAAGCCGGGAGCGGAAACGCTCCTGGCATTATCCAAAGGAGGCACAGTATGCAGATATTATTTGATAACTGGACCGGCAGATACGATGACGAATGCTTAATGCCGGGAGACATCGTGGAAGCGGCTATGGTTTACAACTTTAGAGAGAACGCAGGCAATCAGACGGATACTATGATCCAGATGGGCGAGGTCGCAGACATCGTAGGCAACCTGCCAATCTATGACACCATATACAAAGAGAACAAATACTCACCATGGAAGTACGCAGGACAGTGCTATCCGGGAGAGTTACAGAATAGAAATCCGGCACTCATGCCGATGTGCTATATCTGCAGCAGATACAGGGCAGATACCAGAGAGGAACTGGAAGAAAATATCAAAGTGGCGAAGTGGGCAGCAAGCAAGGTAGTCAGCGAAGGAAAGATACCGATCGCACCGCACCTTTACTTCCCACGATTTATGGATGACTCCATCGCCGGAGAGAGATACTTCGGAATGGAAGCAGGCAAGCGTCTGATGATGCAGTGCAAAGAATTCCTCGTAGTGACCGTGGACAATGTGATCAGCGAGGGAATGAATGAGGAAATCGACTACATGACGAACAAACTCATGATGCAGGGCAAGTCAATCAATTTCACAAGACTTGGACTGGAACAGGTAATACTTAGTAGATTGGAGCGATAATATGCAGCAGGCAGCGGAGGTCGATTTAGACCGTCTGGTAGATTATAAAACTGAATACTGCTCCGTTATCAAAAAACACAAGATCACAGGCGACAACCTAACAGGTTTGTGTCCGTTCCATGACGACCGTGCCAATTCATTCTCGGTAGACTTAAAGACCGGAATGTGGCACTGCTTCGCAGAGGATGAGGGCGGAAATTTCGTCACATTTTATGCAAAGCTGAACGGACTGGATACCAAGGAAGCCTATAAGCAGATACTGGAAAAGTATGGAGCATTGAATGAGCCGCAGGAGAAACCAAAAGAGAAGAAACCAGGACTGGATCACTACACCGTGTCCCAGTATTCATTCGAGAAGCGTCTCCCAGAGGACTGGCTGAAAGAGCAATGCTGCCTGCAGACGAAGAAAGACCGAAACGGAGTCCAGTATTTATACATACCATACTTTGATGCAGAAAGAAATCTGGCACTGCACCGTAAGAGATACGGCGGAAAGCAGTTCCGGTGGGAATATGGAAAGACAGACAGGCTGTGTATGTATGGATTATGGCAGATAGAAGCCATAAGGAATATCGGATACGCAGCACTGGTCGAGGGCGAGAGCGATTCCCAGTCCATGTGGTACATGGGAATCAGCACACTCGGAATACCGGGAGCGTCCATGATGCGGGCAGACTGGGCAGGAGTCCTGCAGGATTTGAAACTTTATATCCATGTAGAGCCGGACAAAGGCGGGGAAGCATTCCTCGCAAAAGTCACAAGGGCACTCCGAGAAGGAAAGTTCGTAGGAGAAGTATACAAATGGAGCTGTCGGACACTCGGATGCAAGGACCCATCGGAAGTTTATATGAAGTATGGCAAAGAGGAAGCGGCCGAGAAGATCCGAAAAGCAATCAGCAACGCAGAGCAGATAGACATCGAGGAAGATAACATCCCAGAAGCAGTCGAGGGAGCACCTGTGAACTTAAGACAGCCGGAAGGTTGGATTTATTCAGAAAAGGGAATCAGTGTGATCGATGAAAAGAAGTACGCACCTGTCATGGTATGCAGAACCCCGATTATTATCACGCAGCGACTGCGGAGCATGGAAACAGGAGAGGAAAAGATAGAGGTAGCATTCAAGAGGGATGGGCAGTGGCACAAGGCAATCTACCCACGAAGTACCATCTTTACATCCAGAGCTATCACAGCACTGGCAGACTTAGGATGCACCGTCACATCGGAGAATGCAAAGCACATCGTAAAATTCTTGGCAGCACTGGAAGCCGAGAACATAGACATCATAAAGAAAGCAGACTCCACAAGTACATTCGGATGGCAATCCGGAAAGCGGTTCGTGCCGGGGCATGACAAGGATATCGTTCTGGACATTGACCCATCGCAGAGGGGCATGGCAGCGGCATACTGCCAGAACGGAACAATGGCGGACTGGCTCAAAATGATAAAGCCACACCGAAGCAGAGACAAGTTCCGGTTCATATTGGCGGCCAGTTTCACAGCACCGCTCCTGCGGATCATAAAGCAACGAATATTCTTCGTGTACAACTGGGGCGGTTCAAAGGGCGGAAAGACCGCAGCACTTAAGGCAGCACTCTCCGTATGGGGCGACCCGGAAAGACTGATGGTAAATTTTAATGCAACGCAGGTAGGCTTGGAGAGAACCGCATCCTTTTACTGCGACCTTCCGCTCGGAATTGATGAGCGACAGTTGGCAGGAAATAACCAGAACTCACTGGAGAAAATCGTGTACATGATCGCCAGTGGTACAGGAAAGATACGAGGTGCAAAGAGCGGTGGCATTCAGGCAACACAGACATGGAGAACCGTGGCACTGGCAACCGGAGAAGAACCACTATCAACAGAAACATCGCAGACAGGTGTAAGCACCCGTGTGCTTGAAATATACGGCGGACCATTTGACGATGAGAGGGAAGCCTCCGTCATGCATCAGCAGTCTGGAATGAACTGCGGATGGGCAGGGCCGGCTTACATCGGAATGCTCCTGCACACAGACGAAAGAAGCATCACGGAGAAATACGATGAAATGATGCAGTATGTATACCAGATCAGCAAAGGAAAGAGCGGATCACACATAGCGGGCATCGCAGCGGTGGCACTGGCAGACGCAATCATCGACACATGGGTATTTAATAACGGAGAATGGCTGAAACGGTACGAAAATGGAGAATTTGATACGGAATCAGCCAAAACAAACACGGAAAACCTGCAAATTGACCCGGAATCATGGGAAAGAGCCAAAGAGATGGCAAGGAACATCCTGCAGGAGCAGATGAACGCAGACACCGGAGATGTAAACGAGAATGCCACGCAGTACATCGTGGACTGGATACTGTCAAACAAGGACAGCTTCGGGGAGAAAGCCTTCGGAACGTGCCTTGGCATGATCCAGAACAAGAACGCATACATCTTCCCATCCATGCTGACGCAGGCACTCACGAAAGCAGGGTACTCATCCAGAAAGACACTGAAATACCTCGCAGACAAGGGTCTGATCGGAGTATCAGTCCTTAAAGACGGTAGCACCAAGAACTCAGTGACAAAATGGTTCAACAACCGAAACTGTCGCTTCGTGGAATTCCACCTGGGCGACCTCGCAGAGGAAAAGGACCCGTTACTGGAGGAGGAAGAAATCGCAGAGCAGATGAAACCGCAGCAGATGAGTCTGCCGGGAACAAATGACGGATGGCAGACCATACCCGATGAGGAAGCAGATAAGCTGCCGTTCAATTAGTCACAGAATTTGCGATTTAGTCACAAAAACCATGGAGCAGAAAAAATTGTGTGACTGGAAATTATGTGACCAAAATCGCTAAAAAGTTATAAAAAACCTTAAAAAACCGCACACCTAAAATTAGGTGTTTAGTTAGGTGTTCGGTTAGGTGTTTAGTAAAAAACCCAGTAAAATCAAGGCTTTTAATAACATCTAAACACCTAAAACACCTAAATCACTATTTTTATTGTATTTACGGAAAATTGTGTGACTGCATGAAGGGTTAGTCACAGAAATCACTAAAAAAACATGGTGTATTTCAAAAATTAGGTGTTAGGTGTTTAGTAACCCCGATAAAGCCAGTAAAATCAAGGGTTTCACACCGCACACCTAAATGAACACGTAGGTGTGCGGTAGAAAAATGGAGCATTAGGTGTTCGGAGACAGAAAGGGTGGTGCGAATGGAAGATGAAAGCATCCAAAAGGATGAAGAAAAGCTGAAATCGCTACTGGAGACACTGAAAAAGAATGACGAGAATGTGCCAAAGGAACTCCTAAAGACCAAGTACAAGAAACCGTACCGGGAACTGAAGGATAGCATCAAGGAAGTAGCGGATCAGATCTCCGGCAGGAGAATCAGACAGGACATCGTTATAAAAAACGATGATGCCGGACAGGTTCTCATAAAGCAGATACAGGAAATGCTTGAGGAAAAACGGAGAGCCGGAACAGGCAAGGAACTCGGCAGGACACTCTACAAGGAATACAGTGTCGAGAAATTCCTACAGGTGGTGGAAGAAATCAGAATAGCAGTCTGGAATCTGTGGATACCTTACTGGCAACAACACTGCTGCTTATACGCAGCACCGGAGTGCTTCGATGAGGACGGACCGCCACCGAAGATTTATAACGATCTGACAAAAGAGTTCCTTGTAGACCAGGAACAGAACATCTGGGAGAAGAAACCAGAGTGGGAAACAGAAAGCAGAATGATCATCACAGCCGGAGCGTGCCACATTCTGGCTGAGGGATTAAAGAATAAGGAGGAAGCAGATGGGATGCAAAGCAGCGATACCAACAGATGAGTACCACGGATGGGAGTGCGAAATAACAGAGGGAGCGTGTATGTTTTTACACCCAGACAGTAGAAGATGTGCCAAAGAATATGGCGAAGGACCAGATACAGTAGAACAGGAGGAGCAAGACAATGGATAACAGACAGGCAAACATCAACAGATTTGAAGCAGAGATGGCAAAGGTAACAAGAGACGGAGTGGACAAGCTGATGGCATTTATCAGAAAGAGTGATATGTACGCAGCACCTGCAAGCACCAGATTCCACCTTTCAGTGACAGGCGGACTGCTGCAGCACTCACTCAATGTACTGGATGCACTGAGGGCGAACCTCACAAAGAACGATGACGGCACATACTCATACGAGGTCGCAGGAGTTCCGGCAGCCAGAGTGACAGAGGAAAATGTGATCATCATGGCACTGCTCCATGACATCTGCAAGACCTATTTCTACACAACAGAAATCAGAAACCGCAAGGTAGGTGGAAAGTGGGAGCAGTATGAAGCATTCGCAGTGGACGACAAGATCCCATACGGACACGGAGAAAAGTCGGTAATGATGATCGAGGAATACATGAAGCTTCAGCCAGTGGAACGATATGCCATCAGATGGCACATGGGATACACCGAAGCCGACACCTTGTCATTTAACAATGCCATCGACAAGTATCCGATGATCTGGGCACTGCATTCCGCAGACACCCAGGCAAGCCACTTCATGGAAGCTAATGAGGGAAACAAACTGGCATACGCAGACAACGGATCAGCGGAATATGCAGATCAGCCGACCATGCAGGAGGCAACCGCCCCGGTATTTGAGGAGGCAACACCAGTATGAGCATGATGGAACTGCTGTCCCAGATGAGAGAGCGAGCCAGAGCCAAAAAGCAGCGCAAAGGAAGCCTGCCGTGGTTTTGTATCATTCTTTCGGACAAATGCGTAGAACCGGAAAAACCCTGTACCGAGTGCAGGGTTTACGAGGAACATAAAGAAGAAATCGAAAAGGAGATGGAGAGACATGATCATCAAGATTGAAGCAGTACCGAAACTGGCAGTGGAAGATGGAGTAGAGAAGGTCGTCATGGGAGAAAACAATCAGCCAGTGTGGGATAGAGAAAGAGCACTCATCACAACCAAGAGCGGCAATTACCGTAGAATCGTCACACTCACAGACGAACTGGCGGCAGAGGTGGCAAAAGGACACCGATACTTCAATGCAGTAGAGAAAAACGGAAAACTCCACATCACAGGGAGAGTGTCCGCCAGATTTTAAGGAGGCAGACGATGACAGCAAAGAACGCAGAAGGGTATCCAGACCCAACAGCAGAGGAAGCAATCCGCCATGTAATGCGTGGAGGAAAACTGGATTATACCTCCTTCAGAACCTACGAAGAATTGCAAGACTATACCATAGAGCATAATAAGGGCATAAGCACCAGGGAAGCGGCCGACAAATTCATCCGGGAGAAGATGCCAAAGGAAAGCCACTTCCAGAAGAAAATCCTCGACTGGATAAAGGATAACGCACCAAATGCCATCGCATGGAAAGAAGCAGCCGGCCCGTACTCCAGACAGGGAATCCCAGACATTACCTGCATCATCAATGGCAGGTATTACGGATTCGAGGTCAAGCGGCCATTCATCGGGGTACTAAGCAAGATGCAGGAGCAGACGATAAAGCAGATCCGCAAAGCAGGCGGTAAAGCATGGGTAGTCACTTCGGAAAAGGAAGTGGCGGAAATCCTGCTGCCGGAACTGACACAGAAATAGCAAGGGAGCAAACAAAATGAGAGTAACAATCGAACCGAGAAAAGCAACTGACCGTGGAGGATATTACTGTATGCCGCTGAAGGTAAATGTGCCAACAGGACGCAAGGACTGGAAGCTGACCAAGTGTCCGGAGTGCGGTGCACAGTGTTGGGAACTGCCACTGGCGGAGGTAGCCAAGGCACAGGGAGCAAAAGGACTCTGCACCATGTGCGCTTTAAAGAAGGGAGTGAGCGGAAGATGAATGATGATGAAAAGTGTTGCTGCGGAAACTGCCTGCACCACAGACCATCATGGGAAACAGGACATCTGAGCGGATGGCACTGCGATAACTTCATGGCAGACGCATACGGATGTGATACGGAGTACGATGATGGAGAAGAATGTCCAGATTTTGAAAGCAAGAGGTAGGCAAACCATGTGGAAGATTTTCATAGAATACGATGATAAAAGCAAATTGACGATAACCGGAAAGCACAAGGATATTCCGGTAGAACTGGCGAACAAATACTACAGAGAATATGTGAAAAGCAGCGTATGCAATGCCACATATCAGCAGTATCCAAAGAAAGACCATAAACCAATGTCACTAGCAACGAAGATCATGGAACTTCAGAAGGGAGCGTAGCAATGGGAGAAAAACCATTAACAACCGAAGAACTACGGCAGATGGCAGGACAGCCAGTGTGGTGTCCGGATGAGGAAGCATACGGAATCGTGATGTGTGACAAAATCGGGCAATGGGCAGGCATTCCATTCCTGCACGGAGTATGGTACGGGGATGGCAATGGCTGCGGTGTGGAATTTAATCATAATATCATCAAGAGAAGGCTGAGATGCTACAGAACGATCAGCGAGAAAGACATCCCGAAACCACTCATAAAGAAAGCAGCATTCGGAGATATTGTGATGGTATGCCCAAACTGCGAAAACGCAGCCGTTATCAATCCATACAGAAAAATCAATCCATACAGAAAAGACAGGGAATTATATCCGCACTGTCCATGGTGCGGGCAGAAATTAAAGGAGGCAGAGGATGAGACTGAAAAAGAAAATCAGCAGGCAGAGTAAGATATTCAAAAAGGCGATCAATGCAAAGTGGTCATTCTACTGGGCAAAGTTCATGACAGAAGCAGCGACCATCTGCAGGAAGTACACGCATGAGGTAATCGAAGGCAAGGAAACGGATCATGAATATACACACCCCTCATGCGATGGCTGCCCATTCAATGTGGAGAAGTTCGGGGAGCATAAGATATGCGGGTGCATATTAAGCGGACCGGACGACTGGGATGAGCCAAAGGTAATCGGTCATATCGTCCGCACAATAATCCATGAAATGGCAGGTGGTAAGAAATGAGTGAGAACGAAATCCGTGAGTACGCACTCATGAAAGCGACATTCAAGTGGTTGCTGATCGGTATGCTATGGCAGGGATTGGAACTGTGGTTCTACGGAACAACCAGACCGAGCAACGAGGACACAATCATCGGATTTTTCCTCTGGTATTACATCGTGAGATGCGAAGACATGAAAAGGGGAGTCTGGCGGAAAAGAGGTGGAGACAATGGCAAAAGGTAAACCAAAGCGCAAGCCATTCGGGATGAATTCCAGTCTGGCGGACGCAACGCAGGTAATGAGACAGCTTCCGGTATCGGCAATGCTCTCGTCCATTGAAATGCAGATTAACATCCTGCAGGAGCGTGGAGTAGAGATACGAGACTGGGAGAACAAAGACCGGGTACTCAAGCAGGTAAGGATACTCGGCGGAAAAGCATACTTCCTTGCGGAGGATAAACCCAGGGATTAGAAAGAAGGAAAACTATGACACCAGACAGCATGGCAAATGGGGTAGAAGAACAAAAACTGCTTCTTAAACAGTACCTCGGACAATATTATTATGCCAAGATGAAAAAGAAGCAGTTGGAAGCCAGGCTTCGTACTTTCAGAGAAAATATGCTCGGCACAAAGGGGATGCAATACTCCCCAGTGCCACGCAGCCAGACAAACAGTGTAGGAGACGGACCGGCAACGCAGGTCATCCGTGCGATGGAGATCGAGGACAGAATCGAATCACAGAAAGCAGAGATGGCAAAGACCATGCTGAATGTGATGAAGATCATGGATTTTTTACCAACAGACTCCACGGAACGAAGCATACTGGAATACAGACACATCGACTGCCTAAGTTGGAAGCAGGTATGTAAGGAAGTCCACCTGTCGAGATCGTCAGCAAACGACTGCTACAACAAGGGCATCAATAAGCTGTTAGAGTTTAAAAAAGTGCAAGCCACAATACAGGAATTCGCCTCCGTCCAAGAACCCTCGAAGCCTTGAAATTGCTTGACTTCGGAGTAGGGGGGGGGTAGAATTGTAGTTGCAAAAAGGCTTATTTATAGCCAATTTCACGCAAACACATTCTACCCCAAAAGGAGGAGCAATATGGAGCAGAAATACAAGTCGTTTGGGTTGTCAGTTATCACAGTCAGCGATTCGGAAATATCGTTCGAAGAAAAGAAAGGACAATCCGGGAAAGTCAGTATTTCGGATCTGCAGAGGTTCGAAGTAACCATGGGAACATTTACAGAGTACGGGGTTTTGACACTGGAAGCAAATGGCGAGGAATTCAAAATACATTTTGTATCAAATTACAACAAGGATTTGAAGAAAATGCAGGAACAACTTGGCTTTCAGAATATTAACGAGCCAGAGACTGTAAAAAAGGGAAAAGAGAAAAAGCCACGAAAGAGTATAGCGGAAATGGAAGCCGAGATGCCTGAGTCATGGAAGGAAAAGCAGGCAGAGAAAGCAAGAGTGGAGCAGATGAAAAAGGACAAGATCCCGTTCTGCCCTAAATGCCATTCTACAAGTATAACTTACCAGGACAAAAAACTCAGTGTCGGCAGAGCAATAGTCGGCGGAGCAGTCGCAGGAAGCACAGGAGCAATACTGGGCGGCATTAGCAGCAAAAAAGGAAATCTAAAATGCCTAAACTGCGGGCACACTTGGAAAATTTGAATCGGCAAGGAGGAACAACCATGAGCATACATTTCGGACAATGGAACGATGACATCCACGATGACTTCGAGCAGGTAAAGAGAATCGAAGCCGGAAAGAAACTTACGAAGAATATTGTAGAAATCAACAAGGACGAAGAATGGGTGGTCATTCAAGGATCATCAGATGAACCTTACAAAGCCACTCTTCACGAATGCACCTGTCCAGACTTCGCAATCAGACAAGGCGCATTTCCTTGCAAGCATATATACTGCCTTGCATGGGAACTCGGATTGTTGGACGATTTGCCAGTTTACAAAAAAGGCAAGGGAAATTTTGACGCAAAATCTGAGATCGAAAAATATAAAGACCTTTATAAACAGGGAAAAATATCGGCGGATACATATACGAAGATATGCACGGTTTTAGCAAAGGTAAAATAAGGCGGTAAATTCCACCCCCTACATAGGGCAGCGTAGCGGCTCATGTGTAGGGGTATTTTTATGCCCACCTATATAGGCCCCTGTATAGAGGGCAGAAAATAGAGGGCATACGCACAGGGAGCACAGGGCATACCGTAGCACATACCCACAGAGGGCAGGGAGAGCAGGGGCAGGACGCACCCACATACCACAGCCACAGCACCACGCAGACGCACCACAGGCAGGGCAGGCAAGGCACAGGGCACACCACAGGACAGACGCACAGGAGCAGCGCAGGCAGAGCACACAGCACCACACAGGAGCACAGCGCACAGAAGAAAGAACAAGTCCGTACACAACCGGACATCGAGGTGTGCTATAGTAGTAGCGTGGAGCACAAGGGGACAGACCACACGGTCACACCCAACCACTCCACTTGCTCCCCTCAGAGAGGACATGGCACAAGGCATCAGAGCCTGCGCTGTGTCCTCTTTTGCGTGCAGGCGGGGCACGGCATCGCCGTAGGTACTACCCAGGCCCAAAATGCAATGCGGGGCGAGGAAGGCGCGGCTTTTTTGCCGATAAAATAAAAAAATTTTTAACCATTTCGTTACGCAAAGCGGGAAGGAGGCTTGGAAATGGACCAGAAACTGAGAACTGAACGCAGGAAACTGGCTGACTTAAAGGCAGCAGAATACAATCCAAGAAAAGCACTGACCCCGGACGATGCGGAATACCAGAAAATAAGGCGGAGCATTGAAGAATTCGGATACGTTGACCCCATCATCATAAACGAGGATGGAACTATCATAGGCGGCCATCAGAGGGCAACCGTCCTCAAAGACCTCGGATACCAGGAAGTGGACGTGGTCGTGGTGGCTCTGGACAAGCAGAGAGAGAAGGCTCTGAACATCGCACTGAATAAGATTACAGGCGAATGGGATGAAGTGAAGTTGAAAGACCTCCTGCTTGACCTCGACCTCGGAGATTACGACATATCACTGACAGGCTTCGAGCAGAACGACCTCACGGAACTGGTGGACAAACTCGCTATCGAGCCGGAAGCAGTGGACGATGACTTCAATGAGGACGAAGCACTGGAGCAGGCGGAAGCCGAACCAGTAACCAAGCTCGGAGATGTGTGGCTACTGGGCAGACACAGGCTCATGTGCGGAGACAGTACATCGCAGGATGACATGGCGGTTCTGATGAATGGAGAAATCGCAGACCTTGTCGTCACTGATCCGCCATACAATGTCAACTACGGAGACAAGGCAGAGATGCTCGATGAGTACCTCCCTGCCAAAGGACACCGCAACATCAATCACATCAAGAACGATAATATGGACAACCAGAGTTTCTATTCGTTCTTACTGGCAACCTATCAGAGTGCCTATGAATTTATGAGAGCCGGGGCAGCAATCTATGTATTCCACGCAGAGAGTACCGGGCACATATTCAGACAGGCATTCCTTGACGCAGGACTGAAACTCGCCCAGTGCTTAATCTGGGAAAAGAACGCATTCGTCCTCGGCAGACAGGACTACCAGTGGAGACACGAACCGTGTCTGTATGGATGGAAAGAGGGTGCGGCGCATTACTTCATCAATGACAGGACACAGGATACCGTCATTCTGGAAGATGATATAGATTTCAGTGCCATGAAGAAAAACGAACTTGTGGCATATCTGGAAGAACTCCGCAGGAAAAACAGAGATCAGACCTCTGTTATTTACGAGAACAAACCGACAAGGAATGACATACACCCGACCATGAAGCCAATCGCACTGGTCGGAAAATTCATAACCAATTCCAGTAAGTCCGGATGGAATGTACTGGATCTGTTCGGTGGAAGCGGCAGCACCCTCATGGCCGCAGAGCAACTGGGAAGGACGGCATTCATCATGGAACTGGATGAGAGATTTTGTGATGTGATCGTGAAACGGTGGGAAGATTACACCGGGCAGCAGGCAGTCCGAATCCCGGCAGAGGATGTAAAGTAGAATGGCAGAGGAACAGCAGGGCGGCTTCTACCGTGTAGAGGTCATCGCTTCTCTGTTCGGAGTAACGGTGCGAAGGGTGCAGCAGCTTACTCAAGAGGGCATCATATCAACAACCAAGACCAAAGAGGGGAATCGGTATGAATTAGCACCTACCATTCAGAGGTATGTCAAATACCTTTCAGACAAGGCATACGGAAAAAGCAAGTCCGAAAAGGAAGCCGAACTGAGGGAACAGAAACTGCAGGCAGAGATCGCCCTCAAGGAATCCCAGGGAGAAATGCATAGATTAAAGACAGAAATCGCATCGGGTAAGTACATCGACATCGAGGAAGTGAAGATGGACTATAGCCGATTTTTTGTTTCATTCAAAAAGTTTGCATTATCCCTGCCGAGCCGACTATCCGGCAGAATCAGCGGTCACTGCGACCCGATGGAGATTCGCTCGATAGAAAAGGATCTGAACGCAGAAATCATCCGGTTATTAAACAGCTTTGTGGTGGCAGGCTGCACACCGGAAGAAATGGAAAAGAAAAAGCGTGGCAAGAAATCCGTATCGTAGATACGAGGTCACAGAATACCAGAAGGAAGCCTTAAAGTTCCTACAGCCACCAGAGGACATCACGGTATCGGAGTGGGCAGACAAGTACAGGGTACTGGATGCCAAGACCTCTGCAATGCCGGGACCATGGCGGACAGAACACACCCCATACCTTAAAGGCATCATGGATGAGTTCAACAATTATGAGACAGAGGAAATCGTCTACGTGAAGCCTACGCAGGTAGGTGGAACAGAGTGCCTCCAGAACATGGTAGGTTACATCGTCCAACAGGACCCTGCGCCGACCATGATCGTATATCCGACAGATACGCTCGCAAAATCCATATCGGAGAACAGACTGCAGCCGATGTTCAAAGCGGCACCGGAACTCCGAAAGAGGTTTGATGAGAACTCGCAGTTGCAGGAATTACAGTTTGATGGAATGTATCTGACACTGGCAGGCTCGAACTCCCCATCAAGCCTTGCGAGTAAGGCAATCCGATTCCTGTTTCTCGATGAGGTGGATAAATATCCGGGGGCATCCAAAAAGGAAGCCGACCCTGTCAGTCTGGCAAGGGAACGAACCAAGACATTCCACAACAGGAAGATATTCATCACAAGCACACCGACACTGAAAACAGGGCATATCTGGAAAGCCAAGGAAGATGCAGACATAGAGAAGCACTACTTCGTTCCATGTCCGCACTGCGGGGAATACATCGAACTCAAGTGGAAGCAGATACACTTCCCCAAAGAGGAAGGGATGAGTTACGCAGACCGTGCAGAATTCGCAACTTATGTATGCCAGGAGTGCGGATGCGTAATCACAGACCAGGACAAGCCGGAGATGCTCCGCAAGGGAGAGTGGCGGACGGTCAAGGAAAACACCAAGTTCGTCCGCAAGGTAGCATTCTGGATGAACACTTTGTACTCTCCATTTGTTCGCTTTTCGGAGATTGTAAAAGAATTTCTGGACAGTAAGGACGACCCGGAGAAGCTGCAGAACTTCGTCAACTCATGGCTTGCAGAGCCGTGGGAGGATACCAAGCTAAAGACCAACGCAGACCTCGTCATGGAAAGACAGACCGAGTACGAGGAACTGGTAGTGCCGGAGTGGGCGAAACTGCTCACGGCAGGAGTCGATGTACAGGAGAACTGCCTGTACTGGAGCATCAGAGCGTGGGGCAACTACCTCACAAGCCAGAACATAGCACATGGACAGGCTTTCTCATTCCAGGAAGTAGAGAGAATCATGAACCTCGAATACCAGATGCCGGACAGCACACCACTGGTCGTAGCACTGGCACTGATCGACTCCGGTAATGACGCAGATACGGTGTACGATTTCTGCGCCAACAATTCAGAATGGGCACTGCCAAGCAAGGGTTCATCAAACCCGATGCTGTCGCACTACAAACTGTCCAAGGTAAATAAGAGCGACAGCAAGGCATACGGCATGAATCTGGTATTGGTAGACACCGGAAAATATAAGGACATGATCGCCGGACGAATGCAGAAAAAGAACGGCAGCGGATCATGGATGGTTTACCAGGGATGTGACAGAGAGTACGCAGAGCAGGTAACTGCGGAACATAAAGTGAATGTCAAAATGGGAAACGGCAAGGTCAAACAGGAATGGCAGCAGAAAACCTCCCACGCAGACAACCACTACTTGGACTGCGAGGTATACGCAACAGCAGCGGCAGACATCCTCGGAGTACGAACCCTGCATCTGAATGAGATACAGGAAAATGAGCAACCAAAGAAACAGGAAACAACCCAGTACACCCCGGAAGAACACTGGATCAGTCAGAACGAAGGGTCATGGGTATAAAGGAGGCAGAGCATGGCAGCAGTAGAATCCAATTACAATGCTTCGGAAATGCTGACCGAAGTAAATAATGCCATTTACGCAGTGCTCGTAGGCGGCCAGTCTTACAAGATTGGTACGAGACAGCTAACCCGTGCCGACCTTAGCCTGCTCTACAAGTTAAGGAACGACCTCACAGCGCAGATTGCAGCAGAGGGTTCAACCAGTTTACTGGATGATACCTATGTCGCAGTATTTGATGGGAGGTAGAACATGAACTGGTTAGATGGAATTATAGGTTTTATATCCCCGGAGTGGGGAGCACGCAGGGAAGCATGGCGGCAGAGTCTGACTGAGATGAGAAACTACGATGCAGGCAACTATGACAGGGGCAATGCAAACTGGAGGGTACTCAACCAGTCGGCGGAATTTACGGACCGGTACAGTCGAGACAATGTCAGAGCCAGAGCCAGAGACTTGGAGCGAAACTCCGACATGATGAATTCAGTCATCGGGGCATACAAGCGAAATGTCATTGGCGGCGGTTACGCACTGCAGGCAAAGACAGGCAGCGACAAGACCAACGAGATTATCCAGACCGCCTGGAAGAAATGGTGCAAGAAACAGAACTGCGATGTGACCGGAACGCAGTCCTTCACACAGATGATGAGAATGTGCGTGAAGCGAAAGAAGGTTGATGGCGGAATCCTTATCATAAAGAGATACACCAAGGACGGATACCTCCCATTCAAGCTTCAGACATTCGAGGTGGACGAACTGGACAACTCGCAGATGCTCCCGAAGAAAAAGGGGAACAAGGTAGTCGGTGGTATTGAAATGAATGAGTATAACAAGCCGATGGGGTACTGGATCAGACAGTATTCCGTGGACGGAATGGCACTCTCAAATCCCGTATATGTGGATGCGAAAGATGTCATTTTTTTATACACAAAACACCGCCCATCGCAGGTGCGTGAGATGTCCGATATGAGTCCGACAATCACAAGAATCCGAGACGCTAACGAATTTATGATAGCAGTATCGGTCAAAGAGCGAATAGCAGCCTGTCTTTCGGTATTCATCAAAAAGCAGTTACCGACAACCGGAATCGGTCGTCAGAACGGCAGCGTTCCGGGACCGCACCAGGACTACCAGGGCAAATCCATCGCACCCGGCATGATAAAGGAACTGAATGCCGGAGATGAGATACAGGTCGTAAACCCGACCGGACAGGCAACGGATGCGGCGAGTTACATCAAGCTGCAGCAGAGACTTGTCGGAGCAGGACAGGGCATCAGTTACGAAGCCACAAGCCGTGATATGTCAGAGAGCAATTACTCCTCAACCAGACAGGGCATCATCGAAGATGACATGACCTACGCAGAGGAAAAAGAGATGCTGATGGAAGTCATGGACGAAATATATGAAACTTTTATTATTTCGCTGTGGCTCGCAGGGGAACTGGACGCAAAGGACTTCTGGGATAACAAGGATAAATACTTCGAGCACGCATGGATCACAGCACCGAAGAAATGGATTGACCCTCAGAAGGAAGCAAACGCAAACAAGATTGCTCTGAACACAGGACAAAAGACCTTCAAGCAGATTGCCGCAGAACAGGGTCGTGACTGGAAAGAGCAGATAGATGAAATGGCAGAGGTACTCGAATACGCAAAGGATAAGGGTATCGATTTAGGAGGTGTGATTTTTGACCAGACAGCAGCAGAACTCTACGAGGATGAGAAAACACCTGCCGACAATCCTCAGCAGACAGACGGAAACCAAACCGGAGAAGAAACAGGGCAGGAATCAGAAGAAGGCGATGGAGCAGAGGAAGAAGGAGAAACAGACGACCAGGGAACTGACAGTTAATTCTATCAGAGCCATGGAAGGAGAGGGGAATGAGCGAAAGTTCATTCTTTCCTTTTCCTCTGAAGAACCATACGAGAGATGGTGGGGAACAGAAATCCTCGACCACTCAGATGGAGCAGTAGACCTTACACGATTAAATGAAATTGGTGTGCTGCTCTTCAACCACGACCGCAACCGTGTCATTGGAAAAGTAAACCGGGCATGGATTGAGGACTTGCGTGGAATGGCAGAGGTTGAATTCGACAGCGATGAAGATGCAGACCTCATCTATCAGAAAGTCAAAAGCGGAACGCTGAAAACAACGTCCGTAGGCTATCAGATAGACTCATGGGAGGAAGTAATGCCAAACAAACAGTCAGCAGATGGCAGGTTCACAGGACCGGCAGACATCGCAAGAAAGTGGACACCTTACGAAATTAGTATCGTGAGCGTGCCTGCGGACCCAACGGTCGGTGTAGGCAGGGAACTGGAGGAAGAAACCGAGCAGGGAACGCAGAGCCGCTCTACAGACTGGTTCGAAAGGCAACTTCAAATAAATAAAAATATCATCAACCAAGGAGGTAACAGACGATGAACAAAAAGCAGCAGAGACAGCAGAAAATGCTCCGTCAGCAGGAAATCGTAAATGCCGCCAAAGAAGCAGGCAGAGATCTTACTGCGGAGGAGCAGACAGAGTTCGACTCCCTTCAGAGAGAAATCGAGAGATTGAACGGAGAGATCGAAGCAGAGGAACAGCAGCAGAGAGGTATGACCCCTCAGCCAAACGCTCCTCCGCAGAATCCGGCAAATCCGGAAGCAGACACCCAGAGAGCAATCCAGGAAGAAAGAGCCAGAATCCGCTCCATCACAGAACTCTGCGGAGAGTTCGGAATGGAAGCCAGAAGCTATATCGAGAGCGGTGCGACACTTGACTCCGTGAGAGAAGCAGCACTGGAGCACGTAAGACAGCACGGCGCACCGATTCCGGCAAACGGCAGAGTGAGTATCACAGAAAGTGCCGAGGACAAGTTCAGAGCGGCAGCAGCGGACGCTATCGTAATGAGAAGCGGAATGGAACTCCAGAACCCGGCAGATGGTGCAAGACAGATGATGGGAATGACGCTCCGTGACTTAGCCATTGAGTGTCTGACCAATGAAGGACAGTCCGGACTTAACAGAAGATCCTCTGATGAACTCTACGGTATGTTACAGAGACAGTTCTACAATCCGACAGCAGCGTTCCCTGCTATCCTCGACAATGCCATCAACAAGGCATATGTGGAAGGACACAAGACTGTAGCCGTAACATTCGACCAGTGGACAAAGAAGGGAACTCTTAAGGACTTCAAGACCCACGACAACAACTACTTAGCAGGACCGGTAGGCGAGTTCCTCGAAGTGCCGGAGGGCGGAGAGTTAAAGCATGATGTGTTCGGAGATGAGAAACTCCCGACCAGAAAGCTGAAAACATACGGCCGCCAGTTCACACTTACAAGACAGGCATTCATCAACGATGATATCGATCTCGTAACCAGAATTCCTGCCAAGTACGCAGCGAGCGCAAGAAAGACCCAGAATAAGCAGTGTTACCAGATCCTCGTAAACAATCCGGCGATTTATGACGGTACTGCATTGTTCAGCAGCGCACACTCCAACTTACTGGCAAAGGGCACAGGAATCACGAAGGAAGCTGTGCAGGGCATGATCCTCGCACTCCAGAACCAGACAGACCAGTTCGGAGAAGCAACTATCATCAGACCTGCAATCATTATCGTGCCGAGCGGATATATGTTCGATATGTACACGCTGTTCTACAGCCCGACAATCAGCACGTCCGGCAACACGCAGGCAGTGAACCCGCTCTACAGATACAAAGACAGCATCACGGTAGTGGAAGATCCGACAATCAACGCACTCTGCGGTGGTTTTGGAAATGTAATGCCTTGGTGGTTACTTGGAGCAAAGGACGATACAGACTTCATCGAGGTTGACTATCTGAACGGACAGGAGATCCCGACAATCAGAAGAATGGAGACTCCGGGCACATTAGGATTCGTATGGGATATCTACCTCGACTGGGGTATCAGCGTCATGGATTACCGTGGAGCAATCAAGAACCCTGGTATCGAAGTAAAGAACCCGATTGAGTTAGCATAACAGAAGGAGGATGCAGCCATGAGCAAAGCAAGTTACTGGCAGAGAGGGGAAACCCTCGATTATAAAAATACTGGATCATCCACCATCGAAGCCAATACAGTCGTAGAACTTACTGGCAGAGTGGGTATCGCAGGAACTGACATCGCACCCGGAGCAGAAGGCGACCTTCATGTGTGCGGTGTTTTTGAGTTCGATAAGACTGGAACGAACGAGATCGCATTCGGACAGCCTGTTTATTTCGACAAGACAGGCATCACAGACGCAGCGAACAACGGAGAGACTAGCGGAAGCAAGGTCGCATACACACCTGCAGGTTTCGCAGCCAAGGCGGCGGCCGCAGGAGACGCAAAGGTACTTGTAAAAATTGGATAAGGAGGTGCAGCCATGGAACTGGTAGCAACATACCCTATCCTTTACAGATCACACCAGTATGAAGTCGGAGACAGCCTCCCGGCAGACGATGAATCAATGGTGCAGGCATGGCTTGACGCAGGAACAGCCGTGTGGAGCGAAGGCAAGCAGGAGAAAGCGAAAGCGACTCCTGCCACCGCCACAGCAGGGCTGGCGGGGGAATCCAAGAACGGAGAAACCCCGGAGAATGTAGTCGGCAGAGTGCCAAAGACACCGACCCGAAGTAAAGGGGCGAAAAAGAATGGTTAGAAAATCATTCAAAGAAGTCATGAAGGACGATGTGAATAACACCTTCATGAATGTGGATGAATTCGCAGATATGCACACCGTGGACGGAAAAGAAATCCCGGTTCTCGTAGATGACAATGAAATCATCGAAAGAGAAAAGAAGATGAAATCCAACATGGACGGTGTGTATGTGAAGCAGAAACTAATCTATGTCAAGGCG